CAGCGACACGAACTCTTTCCTTTTTATAGAGATCAAATCCCAGATCGATAATGACATCGATTGTATCTCCGTCGATAACTCTTTCGATTTCTTTTACTCTAAAGTTATAGCAGGACTTTCTGCTAGGAGGAACCATCGCACCCATTATTTTTTCTTCCCACCATTCTTAGCTTTCTTTGCAGTCGCGTTGCCCTGATTCTGCTTCTTGTTCCCCGCAGAACCCTTCTTGCCCTTGTTCGGACTCTTGGACATCGTTCATCTCCTTATTTGCCAGTATTAATATATAGGCAACACAATAAAGCGTGAATGCTAGTCCACAACACAATATTATGAATACACCAGGAACGAAATCTCTCATTTATCCTTTAGCAGTTCTTCTATTCTACGGCGAGTATCATCAGATTCCTTTTGCTCACGTTCGCAATGACGATATCCACGATGTCCTTTCATAATCATCGTTCCCTGATAGAACATTGTGGCAGCAAATACCAACAGAAGAACCACACCAAGTGTTTCCTCAATCTTTATTGTGGACATACCAAATACCCATAATCGGTAAAACGACGAGAGCATAACACATTGCTCCAAGAGTATACGGATTATTTAGAACCCACTGCGCGAAGTGTCCCATAATTATCTAGTGTGCGGTTCCATTTCCCTTATAATGTTCTGATTCATAATAGCTCCCCTTTCTAGATCCGAAATATAAAGTAGCCAAAACAAAAGGCACTGCAACTACCACTAAAATTCTTCCAAGTAAATGTGCCACATCAATCTCCATTGTAGTTATGTACTATAGTATGTTTCCCATACCACTGACCATTGAGTGCATACTCTCCAGTCTTATTTACATTAATATTGAAACCAATTGAAATTTTTCTTTGTATATCGTTATTTGGGGTTGTAGAATGTTCTAACCAAGATGGGAATAGTATTACAGTATCTGGAAATGTTTCTACACCCATTTCCTTGTACGTGGCAAAACAACTCATATTTGCCTGAACAAGTGGACTGTGGAAATTTAAGATACCTTGACTTTCGGTTGTGTTATGATAATAACAACCTGAAAGTTCAAATCCAGGATGCATATGTTTATTTTGATTGGATCCCTTTGGATATAAATTCAACCACGATTCCGAAAGAATCCAATTAGTGTGACCAACGTAATGACTTATTGTGTTTGATAGAAATTCATTTAATCGTGGTAACTTATATGCGTGCAAAAAATCTCGCCAATAGTCTTGCTTTGACGGGTCATCCCCAAAATGCAATTCTAAAGGTTCATTGGATTCGATGTATTTTATTACCGAATCCAATTCATCGCGGATTTCTTGATCGTTATGCCTCAGTCTCAATACTGTAGATGGGAATAAGTCAATTACTTCTGGATCCATAACATAAAGATGTTTGATTATTTAGTCTGGCATATCTTGTTCCAACTGCTCCAGGCGTTTTGCCCAGGTAATCCCACTTGTAGATCCTCTACAAGGATTGATGCAAGTATCATCACCAAGTTTATTACATACCAACCCTGCCAGATCGTGCGGATCTCCTTCTTTTCCTGTCCCCGACCAGTAGTGCTGCCCATTCAACCACAATGCACCACATTTGGGGCATTCCTTTCTTTCGATCTTTAGATCGGATACTTCTTTACTGTCCATAGTGGTATGGCAATGAGGTCCTATTATACCTTACTATTTACTAAAATGAGACATTCTTAAGACTAATATAAGACATTGGAAGAAATTATTAAATTATCTCTGCTCCAACCAGTTCATTACAGCAACAGCAGCTTTGTTTGTATTTGGTGCTGCACAAACCAGAGTGTAAATATCACTCACCGTTCCTAATTGACTTCTACCAAGTTGAAGTGCTGCTTTGGTATCAAGTTCAATCAAACTAGATCCACCACCGATAGTAAATCCTGCCAGTAGATTAGTGCCTCCAGTATAAGCAGTAGCACTAATATCATATTGGGTGATAGTATCTGGATTTGATGGATTAGTCCAAACTGCTCCAGTAAGAGTCGGGTTTTCAACTAATCTCCAAAATACATTCGTGTTATCGTTCGTAGCAACCTGTAGAGATCTTGGGAGAACGATACCCTGAAGTGCTGTGGATTTGAGACGAATACTCAATACTGGATAGTAAGTATTAGCAGCTGTTAGTGTAGTGCCAGTAATAGCATTACCACGACTTACTAGAGTGCCGAGTTTCTCTGGTTCTCCTTCTTGAATAAGTGAGTTAGAACCCTGATAGAGATAGTGTGTTCCAGCAGCACCACCAAAATTCTCAAGTTCACATCTGATTGGAAGGAATGGAGTAGCACACCAGACAGCGTGTTCTACGTTGGCATTATTGAATTTATGAATGATGTGGGTTTCTCCATCAATCACATAACTGAAAATAACTTGACCAGCACCATACCATTCGTAATCAATATTGATTAGGTGTTGAGCATCTGGATCTGCCGTGATCTGACTAGGACCAGTGCCATCCAACTTATCACCATTCCAATCTGCTCTACCAACTCTTCTTTCTACTACAGAACCAGATGCTTTACTACGAATAACACAGTAGTAGTTTCCATCTCCACCATCCTCAAAGAATACACCATCGTTTTCGTTGAATACACCAAATCTTCTACGAACACCTGTTACTGGCATTTCCAAACGAATACCAAAAGCACATTGGGTTGCTCTGCCAGGAATGTATCTCATCACAGTTCTGGTCTGTCGGATCACCTTATCTCCAACATTACTTCCAACTGACATAATCACGTTAGAAGCATTTGGGTTGTGAGTTGCCGAAGCAGTGCCAGTTGTAGATGTATCCCAGTTATCAGTTTCTAAACCATACTGGAAAGTATTGAAGAATACTGTTTGATATGGGGATGTTTTCAATCTACTCTTTGATGTAAATTGAGGTCTCCAATCAGATTGCTCACCCCAGTGGTCAGCAAGCATTACTGTCTCAAATAAGGTTCTTTCCTGATTGAGAAAATCTTGATCTTTCTTATTCCAAATTGCCATAATTTATGCCAGATAAGGACCCTGATGGGTTACCTTTTTACTACTGGTGATATTTAGTGAATTACTGGTCCTGGCAATAGGATATACATTCTGAACGATTGCACCAGGATAGTCACCCTGAAGCATCTCTGTCAGTTGATTTCTGGTGGGGATCTCTCCTTCCTTCACCAACTCAATCTGGTAAAGTTCACCATTCCACTCAACATCAGCAGAATACTTTTCATCTACCTGCTGTTGCTCTGAGGAGTTGATGTAGAGGTTGCCGTTAAAGTCGCCAGAGATGTTGACGCTTTCGGATAGGAAATTCTTAAAGGATTTCATCTTAACAATTCCAGGCTCTAAGGGACTTGGACAGACGATCATCGCCTGTGTTATTTTCGGGTTTCTGCCTCTTACGCATACCCTTCATCCTTGCACAGAAGGACTTACGACGAGGGTTACCAACTTTCTTACTAGGTGCCTTCAGGTCGCTACCAGGATTCTCACGCTCATAGGATTTGCGTCCTTTTTCGTTGAGACCACCTTCGGAGTTCTGTCCATCCTTCTTAGTCCAGGCAGCACCTTCCTTAACATCCTTCTCCCCATCCGACATAGGATGAGGATTGATTGCAGGTGTTTTCTCCTTTTTACGAGCACCTTCGGATATAAAGTCACTGAAAGATTTCATTTGTCTTTTTTGATTGCCTTGGCAATTCTGTGTGCTTTTGTAATTGTGGACTTTTTCAGGGGAGGAGTATCACCAGTAATGTCCTGTGCCTTTGCCATACCTATAGCATATGGATTGCGGGCTTCACCCATAGCAGCCTGCTTACGTTGCTTCTTAGGATTCTTAGTCCTATCCGCTGAATATGTATTCTCATCACGATCATCATCAGGGTCTATAGCAGCACGTTTTCTTGCTGCTCTATCATCATCGGTCATATTTGCACGACGAGACTGTGCTTCACCTGTAGAATAAGTTCTGCCAGTATTGTGCCATTCACTACCTTCGTGACCTCTCTTACGAGCATCAGCAGTAGCAGCTCTACGCTCATTCTTCTTACGATTTGCCTTGAACTGTTTGAGGGTCATTCCCTCTTCAAGATCATATTGAACTTCTTCTGGGAAAGGATTGCCAACAGTATGCTTTGCTTTCCTAGTCACTGTATCGTGAGCAGAAATACTACGCATCTCTTTTTCTGCGTAGTCGCTACCTCGTCTTTTTGAATGCTTAGTTGTGCTAAGTTTGGGACCAGATTTTTTCTGACCGACCTTACCAGTCTTTCTCCAAGAATCTTCGGTTTCTCTTTCTGCGCGACGTTCGCGTGCAAGTTCGGCACGGTACTCATTGCCCTCAGTTTTTACATCACAAATGCATTCTTTCTTTTTGCAGACCTTGCATTTCGATTCTTGAAATTCTCTGAATGTCTTCATTTTTCCTGATTGTGCTTAGGGTTTGCAGGACAATTTTCTTCGTGTTTTTGAATCCACGAAAGCGGTCTCCAGTGCCCTCTAGGACTGGTCAACCCACAATACTTACATTCATAAGTGCCGTCTTCACGCAATTCAGCCATAATGGAATTTCCTATCTTTTGATTTAGCGGGCAGTTTGCCAGACCTTACTTTGGTTGATGAAGTCTCACCATATCCTTCAGGGTGCTTGCCTGCCTTAGTCTTACCGATAGCATCGGACGGTGATTTGCTACCCTTCTCGGTATAATGCAGTCTTGCTGGCTTGTCTTTGTCCTTTGTAATGACGGACTCTTGACCGTGCTTACGACCAAGACGACGCATCACTTTACCAAAACGACGCTTGGACATCTTATCGGGTTTTGACGTGTGGTATGAAACCTCACGACCAGTCTCGCCACTATCATACTTATATTCGCCCACACCTTTCTTGTGACCGATACCGTGCTTCTTGAGATCTTTCTCAAGACCTTTACGCTTGCTGCGGTTTGCCTTTTCATCACTGCCACGGTCTGCAGAGATGTGACCAGTTACTTTTGTCTTGGACTTACTCATTGCACGAGCAAGACCACCCTCAGCAATAAAGGTCTTGAATGAAAGAACAGATTCTTGTTGGAGATTCATATCCATTGATGCGGGGGTTTTCATTGCAACATTTTGACGTTGCAATTGTAATTTCTTGATGTTCAGCATCAGTTGGCGGCGGTCAATATTTTGACGCTGCCTCTTGATCATATTGACCTTATTGTTTGATGCTGCTTGAGCGGACTGGTCTTCTGCCATTACTGCCTCGCTACTTTGGCACACTTGAGACCAGCACCATCGATGGTTTCCAGAGCATCTTTTTCAATGTACATTGTTTCGCCTGCGGCGATACTAATGTTTCTTGAACCTAGTGCTTTATATGTATCGGAACCACCACGTTCTGCAACAACAGCAGCATCATCTAAAATAAAAACAATGGTAGCTGCAGTGTCATTGACAACTCTCACGACAGTCGCCTTGTCAAGGTTAGTCGGGGTTGACAGAGTTACCTCTGTACCCATTACTCGTACTCTATACATTGTTAATAAGGTCTCTTACTAGACTATTTATCACGCTGTGACTTTAAGAATTTGGCAAGATCTGCAGTGCTACCAACAAACATTGTGTTATTTGTGACGGTAGTTTGTGCGGCTCCCTTAGGACCAGTCTCAAGTTCCTGCATTTTCTTTTGCAAATCAATCAACTTATCAGTTGTATCTGCAACGTTTTTGATGAGATTACCAGCAACCTCGTATGCTCGCGGTGAATCTGATTGTTGGGATAACTCAAGAATACCGTCAATCGCTTCTTGTCCCTTTTCTATGAGACTGTAGAGCTGTCCTCTACTATATTCATAATCTTTTTGTACCTGTTCTCTGGTCGCAGGAACTACCTCAGATGAGGTGGATGGTTGAATAGCACCACCTTCATCTTCAACGATTTCGGTTTCAACATTGAGTGCATCCTCAATGCCACTAAACTTATTCGTCGATGCCTGTGACTGGGTTTCTTGAGAGTCCATCTGTAAATTCACTATAAAGTTCATTGAATCCGAAGTCATCATCTGCGTCTGCCGTAATAGGATCGGGTTCGACAGTATAACGAACCTCCCTAGATGCAGTAGGTGCTGAGTCTGTAGCGTAATCGACAATAACCTTCTTGATGGTTTCGTCGTCTGCAGAAGATACAGGACCGTATAGATAAGTCTTAACAGTAAAACTCAAGGTGTAAATCAGAGTTCTTCT